AATCAAAGAACTGATTACTTCTTAAACGCAGAGGATGCATTGGAATTAGGAATAATCGATAAAATTATATAAAACAAAAAGTTATGGAATACAATTATAGACCTTTAGGGGATAGAGTAGTAGTAGAAATCGTAAAGAGACACGATGAAAAAACTAAAGGTGGTTTATACAAACCATCAGGTTCAGATACCACAATGATGGGGACGGTAGTTGCCGTTGGGAGTGGTTTATTTACACATTCGGGAAATCAAATCCCTATGAGTACAAAAGTGGGTGATACAGTTCTATTAGATGGGACTGGATTCAAACACAAAAATGGTGGTAAAACTTACAACATTTATAGAGAGAGTGAATTCTTATCTATATTGGATGAAAATGTAACCAACTCATAATCAGTTAGTTACCACTATCACATAATACATTGATAATCAATTACTTACAATAAAAAATAGAAAATATGATACACATTTTAGATGAAAACAAAATATCTGATAACTATGAAAAGTTCAGAAAGTTAATCAACCAAACATTTACAGGCGAGCGATTAGAATCACTTAATAAGATGTACGACCATCTTGAAGATAGAATCGTACTAACCCCAGCATCATCGATGGAACATTTCCACAACGCATTTGCGGGTGGGTATATCGACCACGTTCTTAGAGTTACGAGAAACGCAGTTAAGTTGTATGATATGTATAACGAGTTGGGAATTGGGTTAGGGGAGTTCACAAAAGAAAACGTAATCTTCTCAGCACTACATCATGATTTGGGTAAGGTTGGTACAATGACTGATAGTTGGTATATCCCAAATGATTCACAATGGCATATTGAGAATCAAGGTAAGATTTATAAATCAAATCCTGATATGAACTTTATGAATATGACTGGTAGAACATTTTGGTTATTAAACCAATTTGGTGTAAAGGTTGAAGAAAGTGAATGGATTGCAATCCAACTTACAGATGGATTATATGATGAAGCTAATAAAGAATATTACATATCATATGACCCAAACAAAGCTCTTAAATCATCATTTCCATATTTGATGCATCAAGCAGATATTATGGCTACTAGATTTGAGTGGGAGAGGTGGAAGAAATTAAAAGAAGGTTCTATCAATCCGGTAAAAAATAAAGGTGGTAGACCCACAACTAAAAAGAAATTAGAAAACGTAACAATGCCAAATAAGATAGATTTCAAATCTATATTTGGAGAACAAGAAGAATCATAATATGGAACTCACACAATTAATATTATCAGTATCTATAATCATTCTATTAATTTTAATAATATGGAATTTACTTAGAAAATTAGAAAAGTTAGAAGATGCTATAGATGATAGAAATGAACTTATAGATAAGATAGATACCAACTACAACGATGCATATAAAAGAATGCAAGAAATTGATAGAGTGGGTTCATTTGAATCAGATGATGAAAGTGGGTATATTTTTAATAAGATAAAAGATGTTATAGAGGATTTAAAAAACGAAAACACAAATAAAGCATAATGGCTAAAAAAAGAAGAAAAAGAAGTAAAAGATATTTTACTAAAATTACAGAGATGGCTATCAACGCATACAACGAAAGTGATGATACTGTTTTAAAGAATAAAATTTATAATAGATTTATTCACTACCCATTTGATAAGTTATCAGAAAATGTAATTCATACCTATAAAACATATTACTTCGATGTACCTTATGAAGATGTGAAAGCAAATGTAGTAGCTTTCCTAAATGAAAAGATTCATAAGTTCAATGGGGAGAATGGTAGAGCTTTTTCTTACTTTACAGTAGTAGCTAGAAATTATTTATTTAATGAAAACAATGCCAACTACGCTAGAATGAAATCTAAAACGGAAGTTAAGTATATTGATAGTTCTCGTAATATTGTAAATGAGATTGTTGACCAAAACAACAAAGAAGCTAAAGCTGATTTTATTGACCATTTTACAAAATATATAGATTATCATTTATATGCATTGTTCTTAAAAGATAGAGATAGAGCTATAGCAGATTCTATAAATGAATTATTTAAGAACAGATATGATTTATATTCGTATAATAAGAAGGCACTCTACATACTTATTAGAGAAAGAACTGGGGTTCATACTCAATATATAACTAAGGTAGTAGGTAAATTAAAACTAATTTATGTAGAATTGTATAGAGAGTACAATGCAAAAGGTCAGTTAGCAGTGACTTACAAACTAAAGGATAGTAATGGATAAAGATACGGAATTATTTAAAGGAAAAACATTCTCAGATATAATGTCTGATGTTTACAACAATTCAAAAAAGAAGGATAGACAATTAAAACTTCTTATTGCTCAGTTAGAACCATTAGTTAAAAACTTACAAGATGCAACTGTGATTGTTCCTTTAATAAAAGAGTATATGGATGTATCAATCCGAAATGATGACCAAATAGTAAAGTTAGCAGCAATCGTTCAAAGAATGATGAAGGATGCTAACTCAGGTGATGATGGTGGATTTGGATTAAGTGAAGAAGAAAAGAAACAATTAATCTCAAACGCTGAAGCGATAGATAAAGCTATCGAAACATTAGAAACCGAAGAGGGGGAAGAATAATGCCAGGTTCAGGAGCTATAACAGTTGGTACTGTACAAAAGATAATATTAAAAGATACTGATGTAAATGAAGTGTACCAAATCCAATGCTATAATCAATCTAATCCAAACCAACAAATACAAGCATATCCATTTGATATGTCTGTAAGACGGATTCCACTAATCGGTGAATCTGTTATATTGTTGTTAGGAACTTCGGGTGAATCAAAGCCCGAAAAAAGAAATTCTAACACAACGTACTATTATCTAAATCCGATATCAGTACAAAAGAATCCCCACAACAACGCATTACCAACATCCAAAACATTACTTTCAGCAGCCGCAGGAGCAGCTGCATATGCAGCCGCATCTGTGGGTGTTCCTGGTGTTAGTGGTGGTAGTTCTTCATCCAAATTAGGTAAGGGGTTTTCTGAAAGAACTGATGTGGGTTCATTACAACCATTTATTGGAGATGTATTAATGGAAGGTAGATTCGGACACTCAATGAGATTTGGATATACACCCAAAGGTTCGGATACAACTAAAACCCCAACTTGGAGTTCTTCAACTGATAATGACCCTATTACTATCATCTCTAATGGTAGAAAGAGTGGTGGTTCATATAACAAATTTATTATAGAGGATGTTAATGATGACCTTTCATCTATATGGTTAGGTTCATCCCAAAAGATAAAACTTAAACCAGCTCAGACTGGATTAGGTGGGGCAGATGCACCCGGACAATATTCCAAACCATCTATACTAATGAATTCAGATAGAATATTTCTTAATGCTAGAAGTGAAAATGTTATAATAGCTGCTAAAAAAGATATTATAAATGCAACACCCGGATGGCAGATGGAAATGGATAAACTATTTACTTTGATAGAGAAGTTAGCAAGTGAGTTAAAAGATTTAACCTCAGCAACTTCAACTTATGCAACTGGTGTTGGACCTACAGGTCCGGCTACAAATGCTGGAAAAGTTGCCTCTATACTTAGTGATATAAAAGCAATGAAACAATAATATGCCCGCACTTTGGCCCACATTCATACCAGTAGTAGGTGGTTACCTTAACTCATCTATAGAAGGAAAGACTCACGAAGAAACCGCTGAGAAGATAGCATCAGAGTATCATAAAGCAGTAAAACTTGCTACGACATCACTCCATGCAAACCTACCATTGACACAAGCACCATACGCTCCAATTAAGATGGCTATAATGAAAACGTTAAATGATATAAGGGAATCTGAAGGTAAACCAAAGTTACCTCACTTTTCTGATTGGGCTAACGCAACATCAACATATTGGTTATCAACCACAATGTCCCCAGCACCATTTCATCCAGTCAATATAGGTTTATCAACAGCAACAATTGGAGTACCTGCGCCAATATCACATATCATAAATAATGGTGGGGTTATCCCAGCGTTACAAAAAGATTTGTTAACGGCATTCACACATACACAATCTGCAGTTCCATATGGTATTCCATTCGCAACAAAATTAGTAACTGCATTTAAGAATCATTTAACGACTGTTGGTGGATTACATACCGAATTAGTATTTCCAGGTTCACCTGCAACACCACTTCCACCATTTCCTTCACCACAACCTTGGGTTGGAATGGTGTAAAAAGAAAGTTTTTAATATTTATATATAAAGTACACAATTATGAAAGCAAAAGAATTAGCACAATTATTGGAATTAGTAGTAAGAAAGGTAGTTAGAGAAGAACTCAAACCTATCTTATCTGAGGTTAAGAAATCTAAAAAGCCCGTCATTAGAGAAGTAAAATCTAAAAAGGTGAGAGTTGAGAAAGACCCGTTAGATATCAATCTATCAGAAATTCTTGCAGAAGCTCCTGAGAGAGAAACTCAGAAGCAAGTCTTTATGAAAAATCCAATGTTAAACGATATGTTAAATGAGGTAGCTGATAGTGGTGAGTGGAGAAATCTCAATGATACTCAATTCTCATCTAATCAAGCTCAATCATTTATGCAAGGTGGTTCTACTTCAGTAGCACCAACCGTTGATATAGATGGTAGACCAATTGATACGAGCAATCCAGAAGTAGCAAATGTAATGGGAGCTATAACTAAAGATTATTCTCAATTGATGAAAGCGATTGATAAGAAGAAGGGTAGATAGTGATGGCTAAAGAGAGAAAACAATTTTTCTACAATCCTATAGATTTTAAAAAGGATGTTGCTGTTGGTGTTAAACTACCATTTGGAAAACCGAATGGGTTATTTAGTTTATCATATACAACTGAAGAACAGGCAATATCTAATTTAAAGAATCTATTATTAACTAGAAAAGGTGAGAGACCATTTCAACCAACATTTGGTTCAGATGTGTATTCTCAGCTATTTGAAAATATAGATTTGAATCTAAACGAAAGGATTTCAGAAACACTCTCAGAAGATATAAAATTTTGGTTACCCTATATAGTTATTGATAACATAGATATTGAAACAGAGCCCGATAGAAATTTTGTAAGAATTCAATTAAGATTTAGGGTTACTGAGCAAGGTGCGAATCAGCAAATAATATTATTCGTTGACTCAGCTGGAAGCGTAATAGAATAGGTTTAAGATATGGCAAATAAAAAGAAATCAGATTTAGTACAAAAGGATGTATCGTTAATCGGTAGAGATTTTGGTGAGTTTAGAAAAAACTTAATTGAGTTTTCTAAAAATTACTTCCCAAACACTTACAATGATTTTAACGAATCATCTCCAGGTATGATGTTTATGGAAATGGCATCATATGTAGGTGATGTGTTATCATTCTATACAGATACACAATTAAGAGAATCATTATTAAGTACAGCTGAAGAGAACACAAACTTATTTAATATTGTAAACTCATTAGGATACAAACCAAAAAATATTATACCAGCATCTGTAACAATGGATGTGTTTCAATTAGTACCATCAACTGGTGTTGGTGATAATGTAAGGCCTGATTTTGATTATGCTATGACAATAAGTGAGGGTATGGTTATTGGTTCAACTGAGTATTCCTCTGTAGAGTTTACAACAGTATCATCAATTGATTTCGCATTCTCATCATCATTCGACCCCACAGAAGTTTCGGTATATCAGATAGATGAGAACACAAGCCTACCTGTTTATTACTTACTAAAGAAGCAAGTTAAAGCTACAAGTGGAAAAGAGAAAACTAAAGATTTTACTTTTACATCTCCTAAAATATATGATAAGATTAAGATTGAAGAAGAAAACTTAATAAGAGTAAAAAACATATCCGATTCGGATGGTGATACTTGGACTAGAGTTCCTTACTTAGCACAAGATACTGTGTTTGAACAAATTGATAATAATGAAGATAACTCAACATACTTACATCAGTACAGTGGTGATACGCCATACCTATTAGAATTAAACAGAGTACCTAAACGATATATTACAAACTTTGAAGATGATGGGATTATGGTTATTGGATTTGGTGCTGGTATATCATCAAATGCAGATGAAGAAATAATTCCGAATCCTGATAACGTAGGTTCAGCCCTTTATAAAGAACATCAGAACTTAGATACAACATTAGACCCATCTAACTTCTTATACACTAAAACATACGGAGTAGCACCTCAGAACACAACATTAACTGTTACTTACTTAGTAGGTAATGGTATTGGTGATAATGTACCAGCAAACGATTTAGTAGATGTTATATCAACTTCAACTATGTTTAAAAATGAAATAAATCTAAATAAAAATTTAGTTAAATTTTGTAAACAATCAATAGCATGTTCAAATCCAAACGCAGCTGTGGGTGGTAAGACTACAGAATCGAAAGAAGAAATTAGACAGAATGCTATGGCATTCTTTGCGGCACAAAACAGAACAGTGACTAGGGAAGATTATGTAATGAGATGCTACGCACTCCCACCACAATTTGGTTCAGTAGCTAAAGCATACTTAGTTCAAGATTATCAGTTAGAACAATCTAAAGTAGATGGCCAGTATATTAATACTGAGATTCCAAATCCATTAGCATTGAATTTGTATACTTGTGGTTACAACAACCAAAAGAATTTAACATCACTAAATGAGGCAACTAAATATAACCTAAAAAACTATATATCATATCATAGAATGTTAACTGATGCAGTTAATATCAAAGATGCACATATTGTAAACATTGGGGTTATGTTTGAAATCATAGTTCTACCTGAGTATAACTCTAACGAAGTTTTACTAAGAGCCATTGATAGGTTAAAGAGTTATTTTGATATAGATAATTGGAGAATTAATGAACCGATTAATTTATCTAAATTGTATGTTGAGATTGATAAAGTAGATGGTGTACAAACTGTAGTTAGGCCTGATAAGCAAGGTAAGGGTGGTTTACAAATAGTTAATAAGTTTAACGGAAATTACTCACCGAATAAATATAGCATACTTAACGCAACTAAGGGGGGTATAATATTCCCACCTAAAGACCCATCGATATTTGAAGTGAAATTCCCAAACACAGATATTAGAGGACAGGTTATAACACAATCTTTCTAAAGAGGAAACACTATGATTTACAGAATATATGGACAAAAAGACACTACGATTTATGAGTTAACTACTCGTAAGGCACAGAACACAGGATTAGATGAAATCTTAGAGGTTAGTAAAGTTTATGAAGCTGGATTGTTTATAGGTAATACTAGAATATTATCTAAATTTGATTTGACTGAAATATCTAAATCGATAGTAGCAAACGAAATACCATCAACAGCAACGTATCAACTAAACTTAACATCAGTTAGAGAGGATGAGGTACTATCTCAGTATGAATTAGAAATCTACCCTATATCGCAAAGTTGGTCTGAGGGTATAGGTCAGTACAATGATTCTCCAAATAGTTCTGATGGTAGTTCTTGGGAACGTCGTGAAGGTAACTTATTATGGAATGTAGGTCAAACTCAAATCTTTAATGGTGAGGCTGTTCAACAATTACCTAAATCAGGAGTAGTATTATACGAAGGGTTCACAGATGGAAGTGGTTCAGCTGTATTAGTAGATAAGATAAATGATTTTAATGGTAATGAACCATCTACATTGATAGAAAACGAAAAGCTAATTATATCAGCATCTAATTATGCGGGAGCTACATTAGTATTCCCAGCATACCTACAAAAAAATATTAACTATGGTGTACAATTCCAAATAGACCCTTCCTCATTTGATGATGTGACATTCAGAATCAAAGACCCTAATGGGGTTCTTAAAACTGAAGGTGATTATAGTGGTATGGTTGGGGCAATAACAGCATCATCAACACAATCATTTGATTTATTATCAACTGTTGATGGGGTACATGAATTACAATTCACATTCTTTGATGGAAGTGGTGATGGTACTACAACAACTGGTTCATTTGATGAGGTTTATGTTTATCAAAAAGAAGGTAATTTGTTAGTATGGGATACCTTTACTCAGAATGAAGGTAACTTTAAATTAAGAAACAGAGTAAACCATACAACAAATTCAAAAGTTAGAATGTTTGCCTCTCAATCTAAATTAAACTTATACGCTAGTGAAGGTGGTGCAGATGCACAATATTCAGTAGAACTTGAAAAGGGTATTAACTATCAGATATCATCATCTTTAACTCCAGGTGATTTGAATCAAATAGATTTTACAATATATGATTCTGATGGTTTAAATATGAGAACCGGAGTAGACGGGTTGGTATCTACATTTACCAGTCCGACAACTCAGTCTATATCATTTGAACCTGCAAAGAGTGGAAAATATATATTTGCATATTCATATTTCAACTCAACCAATTCTCCTATGACTGGTTCATTAGATGATTTTAAAATAACATATTCAGGTAGTATATCAACAGCCGCTATATCAGAAGCAGGTTGGAATACTAATTCAGGTGGTGCTACTTGGTACACATCCTCTATTGATAATACAACGTATTCACAAACATTTAGTAAGTATAACACTAATCTAAATACAGATGTAACAAAATATGTAACAGATATTCTATCTGGTTCTAGACCAAATGATGGATTCTTAATTAAAAGAAATAGTTCAGAAGAATCTAATACTCTAAAGTATGGTTCATCTAAATTCTTCTCAAATAATACTCATACTATATATGTTCCTACCTTAGAAGTTAAGTGGGATGATTCTACTTTCAATACTGGAACACTATCATCATTAACAGCAGATGATATTACATTATATATGAAGAACCTTAAAACAGAATATAAAGAATTATCAACATCTAAATTAAGAGTTGTTGGTAGAGAAACATATCCTCAAAGAAGTTTTACCAATTCGGCACCATACAACCAAATTAAATATCTCCCATCAACTACTTATTACCAGGTTAGGGATGTAGAAACAAATTTAGTGTTGATTCCGTTTGATACAACTTATACAAAGGTTAGTTGTGATTCAGTAGGAAACTTCTTTGATTTTAGATTTAATACATTACAACCTGAGAGATTTTATCAATTCGAATTTAGAGTTGATAGAAGTGGTAACAAACAATATTTCGATGGGTTCATATTTAAAGTGGTAAGATAATGGCAGCAACAAACACACAATCCAATACAACAGTAGAGCAGGAAGCAGTCGACCTTAGACCTATAAAACGAAATAGCTCTAAACAAATTGTTTCATATGCATTAGAAGAAGATTCTGATAAGGATTATGGTACTCACAAAATACCAGCAGTCTATGAAGGATATGATATGGCTGTATATAGACGTACATTGGATATGTTATCAAATGAACTATTTGCAACACCACCAGAAGCAACAATTGATATATTGAGTCAAACCCCAATCAATGAACAAGATTTATATGTTCAGGGTGTTTCTATCAAATCAGTTATTCAAGAAGAAGGATTTGATGATGTGTTTAGTGGTAGATACGAATTAACACCATCCGCTCCATCTTGGAGAGATGTGATGGGTAGAGGTTATGAAAACACACACTTTAGTGGTATATCTTACTATGAAAAAGCAGTTAGAGAAGATACTGATGGGTATGTTAAGTGGGCTGGTTTTAAAGAAATCCCTTGGGATTTAGCAGTATATGGACCACCACTTCAAGACGGCGGATATATAATTACACAAGAACTTATAGATTCAGGACGTGATATACAAATAAGTGCAACTGTTGGAATGAAACAAGGTAATTCAAATGAATGGACTGAAATTACCCAAGAGGTAGATATCCATCTTAGAAGAACACCGAACTCACCATCTTGGTCAGCAAAAAAAGTAGGTGGGTTATTCAGTTCAGCTAATGGGCCTCGATACCCAATGCACAATTTGACTTTTAGAGTAAATAACAGTGGAATGCAAGTTGGTGATAGATGGGAAATTAGAAGTAAAACTGGTTCTAGAAACAAACAAAACTTTATATATGGTGATAAATCTATATTTGAAGTAAAAGTATTAGAACCAAATTCAGATATGCAACCATGGCCAAACACAGATGGGGCAGACCCGTTGGTGGTAGACCCAAATGGGGGAACTGAGAACACAGTGACTACAACTGCAAGTAATAAGTAATTCAAGGTAATAAGATATGGCAATAGATAGATTCCAAAATAAAGATTTATTAGTATCAGGTAAAGTACCTGTTGAGAGAGTACAGGTGTATGACTTAGCAGACCATGCCAATCTAGAGAAATCAGATTTATATCTAAATGTTGTAGAAAATGGTTCACGAATGGAATCTCATATTTACTCTGCTGATAAGTTGGTTAAATCACTTGAAAATACTGTATTGAATTGGAGTAATAATGTAAAAGATGATGAACCACAAAAGATAAATTTCTTAACGCATCCTGAAAGAGATGTTAGATTGGCTGGGCTTGAATCTGGGTATTATAGTATTGTTAATAACTTTCTAAAATCAGTATCACCTATAATGAAGGTGATAAACATAAACTCCGATTCAACCGAATTAGAACTACAAGTAGAAAACACATCTGGTGTGGCTGGTTTAAAAACGTTATTCAATCAAATGAATACACATCCAAATCAAGATACTAGAATGCCAAATCTTGGATTGAATTTTAGTAATAATGAAATATCAATCATAACCGATGTAAGTTTTGCTAATAATCCAAAAATAGGTTATATTGAGGAAACCATATCTCATCCGACTAGTAGCTATGGAGAAGCGCCAACATTCTTTTCACCAACAAATGATGGAGACCATTGGGTTGAATTTTATAATGAAAAGTTATCTAATGGAGTACCTAATATTGGTAATAATAACGTATTTACAGCAACAGGTCGTAGTGCTAAATTTACGTTAGATGTAAGTACTGGTACGGCTATATGGTTGCAAGAAGTAAATACGGATAATAACCCAATCTTTTTTACTAATGAATTAGGACCTGATGGTGAACCAATTGATGAATCAAGATATTATTTTATACCTACTGGAGCACAGTTATATAACTTAGAACCTAAAACAAATGCTTATAGAAAAACCACTAACTCTAGAATAGATAAAACAACAAAGGTTAGGTTTTATGATGCTCGAATAGATGACTCCAAAATTACAAATGTAATTGTAAAGTTATATAAACCATTAAAAGATGGGTTATCACCATTTGATTGTACTATTGATAAATTTTTGATAGCATCATATGTGGAGAGAATTTTATTATATGAATTTGATAAGCCGGAAGACCAGCCAAATTTCTCATCTCCTAACTTTAAGATTGATATGGGTAACTATGGAAAATCTCAAGGTACTGATTTAAAAAGTTGGAATGATTTATTAGATACCAACCTTTCAACATCACAACAGATAATTGATAAATATATTAGTGGTTCATTTGGTAGTGTAAATCTTAATTTAGATTATACTCACTTTGGTAACTTTGTAAAATACTCATCAGCTGTAGAGCGTGTAAACAATTTAAAATATAAATTGAGTCTTATAGAATCGTATGATTCAAGAATAAACACATTAGAATCGGTGAGTGGTTCTGAGGCGTTAACTAACATATCACAATCTGTATCTAGAAGAGATGCAGTTGTTAGTGGTATGGATGGTTGGGAACGTTGGATGTATAGAGAATCTACGGGTTCATTATATACACACTATAGTTCTTCTAATTACCCATTAGAACCTTGGCCAAAACAAAGTACATATCCTAATGTAAATTATAGTGTAACTTCATCTGAAGCAATAAGCGCTTATAATGGGTTGATTGATTCAGCTAGTATATTCGATGCGCTTAATGATGCAAGATTAACAAAAATAGTTCCAGCAGCAATTGTTGAGGACCCGTTAAATAAAGAATATGTTTTATTCGTAGATATGATTGGACATCATTTTGATATAACTTGGTCTTATATAAACGCATTAACATCTGTTAACGAAAGAGAAGAACATCCATACGATGGTATGCCAAACGAACTTCTTTATGATGTAGCAAAATCTATGGGTTGGAAAC